CATAAATCATAAATAGTTAAAAAAATGTCATTAAGGTATCCTATAAAAAATATTGGAGAACAAGACGATTATTTAATGATTCAAATTGTAGAGTATAAAGCACCAGGACTAACAAGTCAAAGTGGAAGAAAATTTGCTCTGCAAACTTCTGCAGATTCTTTGGGAAATTCGAAAACTATAGAAACGATCATTCTCCCAATGCCACAAAATATTCAAGATAATAATGCTGCGGATTGGGTTAGTGGAACTATGAATCCATTACAAGCATCATTGGCAAGTGGTGGCGCAGATGTAATACAAAGTAATAATCCTGTAAACAAAATTCTTGAAGGAGCAAAAGATTATCTTGGTGCCCTTGGTCAAGAGTTAACAACAGGATCTTCGCAAAGTTCAACTTCTGCTGCATTTGTTGCTGCCGCAATTAATCAAATAGTTGGACAGACTGATATAAACCAAGTAATTTCAAGACAATCTGGGCAAGTATTTAATTCTAATGCAGAAGTTTTATTTAATGGAGTAGTTCTTCGTCCTGCATTTTCTTTCACTTTTGATTTGATTCCAAGATCAAACAATGAGTCTGTGAGAATTAAAGAAATTATTAGAGCATTTAAGTCTAATATGCTCGCTAAAAAAAATATTGATTCAAGTAAACAAGGTCTTTTTGTTTCAGCACCAAATGTATTTAAATTGGCATATAAAAGTGGTGGTAAAAATCATCCATTTTTACACAAATTTAAACCTTGTGCATTGACTCAAATGAATGTCAACTATAATGCATCTGGTCAGTATGCCACATATTCTGATGCAACTCCTGTTCATATGCAACTATCTCTTCAATTCCAAGAATTATCACCAATATATGCAGAAGAACAAGAAGCAGTCCCATTCACTGAAGGAGTAGGTTACTAATGTCATATTTTAGATTAATACCAGAATTAGAATATCAGTCATTTTTACCAGGAACTTCATCTTCAAAAAACTATATTACTGTAAAAAATCTATTTAAAGTTGCAAGACTTAGAGATGATCTACAAAATATTTTTACAATATTCAACAAATATGAAATAAAAGAAGGATCAAGACCTGATCTAATATCAGAAGAATTTTATGGAAGTGCTGAATATGATTGGGTTGTTTTAATTTGTGCTGGAATTACAAATTATAGAGATCAGTGGCCATTGTCAGACAATGATTTCTATAAGTATTGCTTAAAAATATATGAAAATGAACAGAATCTATATTCCCCACATCATTATGAAACTATAGAAATAAGAGACTCTGAAGATAGATTGATTCTTCCTGAAGGAAAGATAGTTGATAAAGAGTTTACACTATCATATAAAGATGGTGATAGAATTTATAGCAATGATCCTGAAGTAACAGGACCAAATGTTTATCCAATAGGAAAAAGTATCGTAATAGAAATCAGTAATTATGATTACGAAATAAGAAAAAATGATGATAAAAGAACAATTTACTTATTAAAACCAGAATATTTGATAGAAGTCTTGAATGATATAGAAGACATTATGACGTATGATGAATCATCAGAATTTGTAAATGATAGAATAATAAAAACTGAAAATACTAAAGTAGTATTGAAATAAAAAAAGGAGGGTTTTAAACCCTCCACCAATCAATCATTCATCTGCAAGTCGTGCAAAGTATGAAAGAGTTTCATCATCGTCATCATCATAACTAGAAGAATTGCTACGAGATGGTTTCAGATCATTCAGTTCACTTCGCAAATCTTGTGTAATTTCGCGAGATGGACCACGGAAGTCTTCTTCATCTTGAACTTCTTCATCAATGTTGGGGCGTTGTTGCTTAACTCCAATAACATTATCAAAACGCTTTTTCAGTTCATCATAAGTCTTGAACTGATCAGCGGCAACCAACTGCTCCAAAGAATATTGCTTTTTCCAGATTGCTTCCATTTCGTCGTCATCATCAAGAAGTTGACCAGGACGAGAAAACTCTGAAGAATCATAGTTGCGATAACCAGCAACATTCTTTGCTTTGAGTTTGAAATTAGCGCCTGTCCAGAAGTCAAAAGGATCAATTGCTTCCTCATCTTCAAATTCTGGTTGCATTGCTGCAGTCAGTTTATCAAAGATCTTTTTACCAAACTTATAAAGGAAAACTCGACCTTCATTATCAGGATTTGTTGGATCCTTGACAACATAAATGTTAGCAATGTAAGTCAATTTACGCTTTTGCTTACGTGCTTGTTCTTTGCCAGCATCAGTTCCATTATTCCAGAGCATAGAGTTATATTCTGAAACTGGATCTTTTTGTCCCATGGTCGTCAAAGAGTTTTCAATATACCAACCACCAGGACCTTGGAAAGCGTGACTATAGAGTTTCACAAAAGGAAGATCTTCATTTTCTGGTGCAGGGAGAAAACGAATTACTGCATAACCATTACCACTTTTGTCAACTTCAAGTTTCCAGAAGCGTTCATCTGCAGATCCACTTGTATTATTCATTTTTTCAACTTCCTTGACAAGTTTTTGGGTCAAGGAACCAAGTTTGGATTGCTTTTTAAGATTTGCGAAAGACATTTTAGATTCGGAGGATAAATTGGATTTGTCGGATTTGTTTTCGACCTCTTTATTATAGGGTCACCATAATGGGATGTCAAGCCCTGGTATGAGGGTCAATCTATAAAAAGTTTTAATTCTTCGATGGTGGCATCCATAGATTTAAATAATGTTTGCATATCAGTGCTTGGGGGATAACCCATCATGTTTACAGATTTTTCTAAGTTTCTCTTCATTTCTATGGCACTTTCATCATCTGAAAGAGATAACCTAGTATACATTATTCTTTGCTTTTGCAACAGTTCTTGCAACTTTTCAATATGATTCATTTTTGAATCTCTATCCATCATATCAAAGGAAAAAATTGTCTCTGATATTTCCTCTTGAAGTCTATTAATTTCAGAAATTTCTTCCTGTATTATTTCGGAGTCAAAAAAATTATTCATTTAAAATTTCTCGCAGTATCTTCTTATAATGAAATATATCAATATTTAGAAACTGATTATACTTGGAAATTTTTAAATTGACACAACTCCAAATTGGATCATCCAAATTTTTATTAAAGTTTTTTGAAAAATTGAATATTTTTTCGTATATTACCAATGTTTCTATTGATAAATCCCCACCTAGAAAAGATTTTAGTATCTGAGGATGTCCCTTGGAGCACTTGAAAACATCCTCTAATTCTCTCTCCGATAGTAATTGTGTTGATTGTTCTTTGAAATAATACGTCAAACTCTGCTGTCGTTTTATCCATTCCAGATAAGTTCTTTCTCCAGAATTTATAATTTCTCCAATCCATAGGTTTTGTGGGTTATCGGAAGCAACAAAATTAGATACAAAAAAATTTACTATTTCCTTATCAGAGTATTTTCTAGAACTCTTTTCAAAGAAATACTTATCTTTTCTTTTATTGAAAGATGTTATTGAAGCTTTTGTTTTTCTATGATATTTGAAATAATCGTATTTTGGGTTTGTAAAGTGATTTTTCAAACCCAAATACTGAGTATAACATTCAAAAGGTGACATTAGATAGGCAAACGTGCTCGGGATGTTTTTTTCATAAAGTTAAGGCGTGTTGCATCCCACTTTAATTTTTCTTTCAAAGGTTTTGATACAAGTTTAGTTACTGATTCAATCTCCAATTCATTCAATTCACAATAATGAATAATTGCATCGATGTAATTGAGTTTTTCATCAATAACAATTTTCTCTATCTCTAAAGAAAATTTTGATGGTGATAGAAACTTATTTTCTATCGCCTTTTTTAGTTCTTTATTGGGTTCCATAGAGTTCCAGTTTATCTCTAACAAACTTTCTAATATATTCGGAGAGAAGTTTGATGTATTTTGATTTGTCATATTCTTCATAAATTACAGATTCTCCATTTTCACATGCCATGATGATTACAAGTTTTTTGACTGAAATTCCAGTCATTTCATATAGCATACAACCATATGCCATACACTGAACAAAATAATGTTCGATCCACTCTCGTGGTTTTGGTTTTTTAGATGTTTTAAAATCTATTATTGCTAATTCTTTATTATATTCAGCAATACAGTCTACTGTTCCCGCAATACCTAATTGTTTACTATATAGGGAACTTTCAAGAGCGTATATGTTATTTATACAATTTAAATCTTTCTTAACTATATTGAATAAAAATTCTGAAATAGGTTGGACTTTTGGAAGTTCTTTGTTCAACAGATGGCATTCAGTAAGAGTATGCATATCTGTCCCACGACTTGTAGCAGCTTTTGTTATTTGATTTGCTTTTTCTTCCCCAACTTTATTTCTCCATTTTACAAAAATTTCTTTATTAAAATGACTGGTTACCGATGTAATGGAAACCAGTCTAAGAAGTTCTTCTTCTGTTGGAACTCTGTAGTAACGAATTCCATCAAGAGTTTCCCTTTCTAATTTGGGAAACTCAATATCAACATGATTAAACATTAAAAACCTGCATCAATTTTTGCAACAAGATACTCTTTTACAAGACCAGATCGAACAATGTCATCTAATCCAAACTCTATTATATCAAAAGATGGCATTTTACGCAAGACCGACATAAAATCTACAATGCCATTTTTTTCATTTTGTTTTTGTAAATCAGATTGTCTAGTATCTCCACAAAAACAAATCTTGGTGTTTTCACCAACACGTGTAATTATAGAATCTAATTCATGAAAATTCAAATTTTGAAACTCATCGACAATGATAATTGAATTATCTAATGTTGTTCCTCTTAAAAATGAAGTTGACCAAAATTTAATTGTCTCCTGAGATTTTAAATTGCCATAAAGCATTTCAAAATCAGCATCACTAGGCATCTGGAACATATACTTTACCATATTTTTATATGGAATTTGATATATGTCAGCTTTATCTTCATGGGAACCTGGAAGGAATCCAATCTCTCTGGTCGCTACAAGAGATCTGACAAGGTATATTCTTTCATATGGAGTATATTCATTCAAAACATCTTTCAATGCATTGTATAGGGTTATAAAGGTCTTTCCGGTTCCTGCGCAACCATATGCAACTAAATGTTTTTGCTCAGAATACGAATCAAACAAACGTTTTTGATTGTTTGTAAGAGGTTCAATATCTATTAGATATTCAGAGCTTAATGGTTTTTTCCTTTTCATTTGCTTTGCAGTCATACCAACACCAATTGGTTGGTCGAAAGATGATCTCTTTTTTCTTGCCATACTAGATTTTCTTTACTCTGGATCCTGGTGCTTTTGATGCTTTATCTAGAACTTCATTCCAACCGGGATTTTTGTTTACAAGTTTATCCCTCCACTCACCAACTTCTCCTGGAGATGGGCAAGTTGATGGATCAGACCAATCTCTGATCCATTCTGGATTTTCTTGTTTCCATTGATCCCAGTCGTGAACGCTCATTTCAACTTCTTTTTGTTCACCACTAGTAACATGAATAACTGGATATGTTGCCATTGTTATCAATTCAAAACATAAAGTTATTTATAGGCACATCAATTCCATTCAAGTGCTTCTGAAACAGTTGG